AGTTCGTTTTTTTGCATAAGCATCTCTTTCGTCTATTTTACCTCTATTGTATAGACTAATTATTTTCCAAGTATCTCTCATACCACCATTAAATACTTGTTCTGCTAAATCTTGAGTAAATCCAGCCACATCGTCCACACCTAAATCTGTGCCTATTATCCACATATCAGTGATAGCATCACGAGTGAAGTTAAGTGGTGCAAACTTTGGATTAAATCTAGTGTGAAACTGTCCTATTGTTCCTGTAACAGTATTCATAATATCTACTAATGGGTTTTTTTCATTATAACTATTTCTAATAGCTCCTAATAAATTATCATCCTTGATTGACATAACTACAAGAGACCCATCCTCTAAAAAATGCACAATAGTATTTTTAGCTTGTAACGCTTGTTCTATTGCTGGGTCGTTAGTGTATCTTTCTTCGTAGGTAAATGTTCTTACAATACTTCCTTCCATAGGAGTTTTAGTTTGTTTTTTACCTTGTTTATCAATATATTGAAATGTAGTAGTAAGAGCATTATATATAGATTCAGTGTAATTAATTCTACCTGCTCTAGCT